TTACTCTGCAGGTGAAGTCGGCCACTCAATATCAGGTGCAGTTGATGTATCAACACGGTTCAGCAATACCCGATACTTCTTCCAGGCTTCCAGCAACGAGGTTTCTTCCTCCGTTGCAATTTCCAGATCTGCAGCATCCTGAAGCGGCGCAATATGCTCACTGGCTACCTGCATCAGGCTTTTTTTTGTTTCTTCCGCCTCCCGGATCCGGAACAGTTTTTCTGCTTCCGTATCCTTCACCCAGGCTGTGCCGTTCCACTTCTGATATTCCCCTCCCGGCGATAACCAGGTAAAATTTTCCGGTAACGGACCGAGTTCAGAAATAAATAACGCGTCGCCGGAAGCCACGTCATAGACGGTTTTACCCCGATGGTCTTCAACGAGATGCCACGATGCCTCATCACTGTTGAAAACAGCCACAAAGCCAGCCGGAATATCTGGCGGTGCAATATCGGTACTGTTTGCAGGCAGACCGGTATGAGGCGGAATATATGCGTCACCTTCACCAATAAATTCATTAGTTCCGGCCAGCAGATTATAAATTTTTATGGTCCGTGGTTGTTCACTCATTCTGAATGCCATTATGCAAGCCTCACAATATAGTTAAATGCAATGTTTTTGACTGTGTTTTCCGCGTTACCCGCAGCGTTAACGGTGATGGTGTGTCCGTGTGAACCAATACTGAAAGAATGGGCATGAGCACCGATAACAACCGGATGCTGGTGCGCACCAATACCAACTGTATGCGCATGTGCACCGGCACTCACGGCTGTACCGGACAATGAGTGACTGTGGCTGCCCTGACTGTCCGTTTTCGATAAATAAGCAATACCCTGTGTGTTGGTTCCTTTAACTGTGGATAAACTTCCTGTAATGGTTGCTGTTCCATACTGACTCCAGCCAGAACTGTTCATCCTTAAACCACTTGTGTGGGCATGAGCACCCGCGGCCCCTGTTGAACCGCTCAGACTGTGAGCATGAGCCCCCGTGTTATTCGTCGATTTGGTGCCGTAATCGAAACTGCCTGTTGTTTTCGTCCCGTAATCAAACGACGATGTGGTTTTCGTCCCCAAATCCGTACCGGATGCACTGGCACTGTGGGTGTGCGACTTAATTCCATCCTGTTCCTGAGACAATACAGCACGACCGCTGGCGGGTTTCCCCTTGATTGTCCAGCCTCGCATATCAGGAAGCACACCCGATGGATACGCGACAGCAAGTTTTGGGTAGGCTGATTTGTCAAACGCCTGCCCCTGCATCAGGACGTAGCCAGACGGAACGATATCTGATGGCCACGGGATCGGCGCACCTGCCGGAAAGGCCGAATTCTCTCCGGCCCCAAGGTATTCAAGAACATCTGCAACGGAATTTTTTGCCAGAATATCCCTGCCAACCTGAGTCAGTTCAGTCAGGCTGGCGGCATCATTTTCCGCAAAATACGGTAATTTATTTTTCGCCGTGGAAAGCCCTGCCAGCGCCGTCAGTGTCGCATTCTTCGGTTGTTTACCCGCAAGCGCGTTAGTCATGGTGGTAGCAAAATCTGGATCATTCCCGAGCGCTGCGGCCAGTTCATTCAGCGTATTCAGTGCGTCAGGTGACGCGTCGATAACATCTGCAATCGCGGCCAGTACAAAAGCGGTGTTCGCAATCTGGGTATTGTTTGTTCCCCTGAGCGCGGTTGGTGCTGTTGGCGTTCCGGTCAGTGCCGGACTGTCCAGTGGGGCTTTTCTGTTCGTTTCATCCATTACCACCTTAACCGCCTTTGGCGTTGCAGCAAGCGTTTCAGACGTGCTGTTGGTTGCACTGCTGAGCTGCACTATCCCCTTTCTCGTTGTGTCCGCATCCTCAAGCGCGACAGCTGAAGCTATATCTTCTGCACGTTTTGCCGAATTTTCTGCACGTATTGCCGCCGCTTCTGCCGCACTTTTGCTCTGCGATGCTGATACCGCACTTCCCGCAGCCTCTGTCGCCTTCGTGGATGCCGTTGACGCACTCCCCGCCGCCGCTGTTTTTGCGTCTGCCGCGGCAGAGGCGCTCCGTTCCGCTGCTGTTTCAGATGACCTGGCATTCGTCTCGGACGTTTTTGCCGCCCTGGCAGAATTTTCTGCCGCCGTTGCCGAGGAAGCTGCACGACCGGCACTTGATGATGCGTTCGTTTCTGATGATTTTGCTGCCTCTTTTGAGCCCACCGCATCTCGTGCTGAAGTGGCGGCCTCTGACGCTTTCGTGGCCGCGGTGGAGGCAGACGTGGCGGCTGATTGTTGTGACGCTGCAGCATTCGTTTCTGACGTTTTCGCCGCACCGGCACTGGTGGCCGCCGCGTTTTTTGAGGACTCTGCGGCTGCGGCACTTTTTTCCGCTTCAGTGGCCTTTGCTGATGCCGCTTCTGCGCCGGAGGACGCTTCCTGAGCTGACGATGCAGCCTGTCCGGCGGACGTGCTGGCGGCGCGTGCTGAGTCAGTTGCATCAGTCACAAGGGCCGCGACCTGAGCAGCTGATGCACTGGCATCGCCGGCTGATTTCTTCGCGTCTGCCGTACTCTGTGCCACCACGGACGCGTTACGCGCCACCTCTTCCACCATCAGTTCAAGACGACGCAGCACCTCCGGCCGGGCATCATCCTCCGTCATGGCACAGAGAAAATCATTCAGCGTCCCCGGTTGTGAATCTTCATACACGGTGATGGTCCCGGCGTGCGATGGTGGAAAACCGTCAACCTGCAGGATGACACTGTACTGACCGTACTCCACATCCATGCTGTAACGCCCGGCTTCATCCGGATTCTCTGAGCCCACCGTGTTCACCACCACCGTGGTGCTGTTACGTCTGGCTTTCAGCTGAATGGTGCAGTTCTGTACCGGTTTTCCTGTGCCGTCTTTCAGGACTCCTGAAATCTTTACTGCCATATTCACCCCACAAAAAAGCCCACCGGTTCCGGCGGGCTGTCATAACACTGTGTTACCTGGCTAATCAGAATTTATAACCGACCCCAACGATGAATCCGTCAGTACGCCAGTCGCCACTGCCGGAGCCTTCATAAGCAATATCAACAACGACGGACGCTGCCGGATTAATCTGTATACCTGCACTCCACGCCACTGAGGTATGCCGCATTGCACTTTCGTCCCTGGCGGTGGTCGTCTCTTTCATATACCCGGGAGTGATTTCCGTCTTACGGTAATCCCTTGTACTGCCGGACCACCGACTGTGAGCCACTCCGGCCATGGCGTACGCACTGACCTGCTTACTGATTTGTAAAACCGGTCCGGCCATCACGCTCACATAACGTCCACGCAGGCTCTCATAGTGAAACGTATCCTCCCCGGTCATCACTGTGCTGCTCTTTTTCGACGCGGCGAACCCCAGGGAAGCCATCACCCCCACACTGTCCGTCAGCTCATAACGGTACTTCACGTTAATCCCTTTCAGATGACTCACACCGGTATCCCCGCCCGACAACGACGGCAATGTACCCGGTTTCACCTGAAAATAGCCCACCGTAAACGTACCATGTCCACCTTCCGCACGGGCCGGAGTGACTGTCACCGCAAGTGCGGCAAAGACAGCAACGGCAATACACACATTACGCATCGTTCACCTCTCACTGTTTTATAATAAAACGCCCGTTCCCGGACGAACCTCTGTAACACACTCAGACCACGCTGATGCCCAGCGCCTGTTTCTTAATCACCATAACCTGCACATCGCTGGCAAACGTATCCGGCGGAATATCTGCCGAATGCCGTGTGGACGTAAGCGTGAACGTCAGGATCACGTTTCCCCGACCCGCTGGCATGTCAACAATACGGGAGAACACCTGTACCGCCTCGTTCGCCGCGCCATCATAAATCACCGCACCGTTCATCAGTACTTTCAGATAACACATCGAATACGTTGTCCTGCCGCTGACAGTACGCTTACTTCCGCGAAACGTCAGCGGAAGCACCACTATCTGGCGATCAAAAGGATGGTCATCGGTCACGGTGACAGTACGGGTACCTGACGGCCAGTCCACACTGCTTTCACGCTGGCGCGGAAAAGCCGCGCTCGCCGCCTTTACAATGTCCCCGACGATTTTTTCCGCCCTCAGCGTACCGTTTATCGTACAGTTTTCAGCTATCGTCACATTACTGAGCGTCCCGGAGTTCGCATTCACACTGCCACTGATATCCGCATTTTTAGCGGTCAGCTTTCCGTCCGGTGTCAGGGAAAAGGCCGGAGGATTGCCGCCGCTGGTAATGGTGGGGGCCGTCAGGCGCTTCAGGAACACGTCGTTCATGAATATCTGGTTGCCCTGCGTCACAAACATCGGCGTTTCATTCCCGTTTGCCGGGTCAATAAACGCGATACGATTGGCGGCAACCAGAAACTGGCTCAGTTTGCCTTCCTCCGTGTCCTCCATGCTGAGGCCAATACCCGCGACATAATGTTTGCCGTCTTTGGTCTGCTCAATTTTGACAGCCCACATGGCATTCCACTTATCGTTGGCGTCCTTCCACTCTTTCGAAAACTCCTCCAGTCTGCTGGCGTTATCCTCCGTCAGCTCGACTTTTTCCAGCAGCTCCTTGCCGAGATGGGATTCGGTTATCTTGCCTTTGAAAAAATCCAGGTAACCTTCCGCATCATCGCTCGCCCGACCGACGGCCTCCACGAATGCCGATTTGCCAACGGTGTTCACACTGCGGATATAAAAGTAATAATCATGGCCCGGTTTAATATTGATACTGGCGGCTATCCAGTACAGCGCCGTACCAAGATAGCGGGCTGTGGTTTCAACCTGCCTGATATCGGTAATCCGCTTTTCCGAGAACCAGAACTCAAACTGTACCGTCGGGTCATAAACGGCAAGATGCGGCGTGGCGGTTATCTGAAAATAGCCCGGCGTCAGCTCAATCCTCGACGGTGCTGCCGGTGCGGCAATCCGGAACGATACCGACGCCGGATCGCCCCGCTGCCCCCGGGCATTTACCGCCCGGACTGTCAGCCTGTAGTTCCCCAGTGCCAGTTGTGTGAAGCGGTAAGTGGTTTCCGTCGTCCGGGCCGTGCTGACCAGCCGCTCACTGCCGTCATCCGCGGCCACGGTCAGGCGAAGCATAAAGCTCCCCCCCTTCACCACCTTCGGCGTGTCCCAGCGCGCCAGCACCTGATATTCCCCGCTGTCTGCGGTGACTTCGGCGGTCAGGTGCTGCACCGCTGGCGGCGTGACACCATTCACCGTGCCGCTCTGGTCGCCGTCAAAGTGCGCCCCGTTATCCACGATGGCCTCTTTTTCCGGTACATGCTGCACGGCGGTGATGGCATACGTGCCGTCGTCGTTCTCACGGATACTCACGCAGCGGAACAGGCGCTGGCGCAGCGTCGGCAGCTTCAGCCCCCACACGCTGTACTCGGCAACGCCGTCAGGAACCCGGCTCACTTTCACCTTCACGCCGTCGGTGACGGACTGAACCTCCACGCTGACCGGATTGCCATTTCCGTCAACCAGGCTTATCAGCGTGGTGCCGGAGGATGGCAGCGTGATTTCACGGTCGAGCGTCAGCGTCCGGGTCTGGCTGTTCACCGCCAGCACGCGCCCGCCGGTGCTGATACCGGCATAGTCATCATCGCAGATTTCAATGACATCGCCCGGCACATGGCGAAGCCCTTCAGCACCCACGCTGAAGTCCACGGTCTGCGTTTCCAGCAGCTCCGTTTTAATCAGCCACAGCCCGGCTCGGTGTGCCTGCCCCCGGCTGGTACAGCCAAAGGCATCCATCTTCGTGACATTACGACCGTAACGGGCAATGGCCTGCGTGTCCTCCACAAGCTCTGTTGCCGTTTCCCAGCCGTTATCCGGGTCAATCCAGTTCACCTCAACGGCATTATGGCGGTCCTTCAGGGCGCTGAAACTGTAGCGGAACGGCGCGCCATCATCCGGCATCACCACATTACTGCGGTTATAGGTCCACACCTTATCCGACGGCCGGTCCTGCACGAACGTCAGCGTCTGCCCGTTCCATACCGGCATACAGCGCATCGCCGAGCAGAAATCACTGAGCACATCCCACGCCTTACGCTGTGTGGTCAGGTACGCATTACAGGTGATGCGCGGCTCCGTACCGCCAAAACCGTCCGGCACCGACTGGTCGCAGTACTGGCCGATGACATACAGCGCCCATTTATCCACATCTGCCGCACCAAGACGTTTCCCCATGCCGTAGCGCGGATGGGTCAGCATATCCCACAGACACCAGGCCATGTTGTTGCTGTATGCCGGTTTAAACGTTCCGTCCCAGATACCGCTGTATTGCCGCGTCTGCGGGTTATAGTTCGACGGCACCTGCAGAATGCGCCCGCGAAGATGATAATTACGACTCACCTGCTGGCTGCCGAACTGCTCCGAGTCCACCTGTACACCGACCAGTGCCGTGTTCGGGTAGCCCTGTTTCACATCGATGATTTCGGTGTATGACGACCAGAGCGTTTTGTTCTGCAGCTGGTCTGTAGTGCTGTCCGGCGTCATTCTGCGCATCCGGATATTAAACGGGCGCGGCGGCAGGTTACCCACCACCACCGAGGCCAGATACTGCGAGGTGGTTTTGCCCTTAATGGTGATGTCTTTTTCCGTCACCCAGCCACCATTACGCTGTATCTGAACCAGCAGACGGACTTCCGACGGATTCCTGTCACCCTTTGAGGTGGTTTCCACCAGTGCCTGCACACCGAAGGTAAAGCGCAGACGGTCGATGTTTGCAGACGTGATGGTCCGGGTAATCGGCGTGTCGTACTTCACTTCCGTACCCAGCACCGTCTCGGAGCCGGAGGATTCAAATCCCTCCGGCGGTGTCTGCTCCTGCTCACCGGCACGGAACACCACCGTGACCCCGGAGAAATTGGCCTTACCTTCACTGTCCAGCACCGGCGTACTGTTCAGCAACACGCTTTTCATTCCGTCCACCGGACCTTCAATCGGCCCTTCACTGATCGCATCAATCACGCTCAGTAACTGCGTGGATTTCAGGTTATCTTTCGCTTCGCGAGGAGTGTGCCCCTTGCTGCCACCTTTACCCATTTATCTGGCTCCATTAACAACAAAACCGCCCGCAGGCGGTTTCACATAAAACGTTTTACATCAGCGACCAATCACCACAACCTGACCACCATCACCCTCATCAGCAGTACTGATACTCTGTGAAATCACACGCGACCCCACACGCATCTCACCATACAGTACCGGTAACGGATTCCCCTGGGCGATCATATTATCCAGCGAGGAAAAAAAGGTGTTCTGTTTGCCGTTATCCGCGGACTCCATGGACGGCGTTTTGATGGCCGGTGTCAGCATCTGCGCTATCCCGCCGAGGATCATACTGGCCCCGGCGGCATACATCCCCGTAAGTGCTGCCGCACCCAGCCAGCCCGCGGGGTTCCACCAGGCTACCGCAACAACCACAGCCCCCAGGATGGTCTGAAAAATTCCGCCATGCTTTGCACCGGCAAGCCGGGGAACAATGTGGATCACCGCACCGTCCGGTAACGGCTCATGGAGCTGTGCCGTTACCCCGGACTCGCTGACATCCCGCCCGGCGATACGTACCTGATACCAGCCGTCACTCAGTTTCTGACGAAACGACGGAAGTTGTGTGGCCAGCGCCCGGATGGCTTCAGCCCCCGTTTTCACACGAAGGTCGATGCGGCGACCAAATCGTTGCAAATCCCCGTAAAGGCAGAGGCGTGCCATGCCCGGTGCCGCCAGAGGGAGTGTGTGCGTCGCTGCCATTTTTCTGTATACCTCTCTCGTTTACTCAGTTGTTCAGGAATATGGTGCAGCAGCTCGCCGTCACCACAGTAAATGGCGGCATGATTCGGCACCGATGAACCAAAGCAGCACAGCAACACATCGCCCGGCTGCGCCGCTGACAGGGTGACCGGGTAAAAGCCGGTATCTGCCATGTTATCCAGGTAAAGATTCTGACCGTTACGCCACCAGTCATCCTCACGATGAAAATCCGGTATCTCAATTCCTGCCAGATGATAAGCATCCCGGAACAGCGTGTAACAGTCCGTCACCCCGTGCTCAAAGCGCCTTCCGGTCAGATGTGGCACGCAGCGGAATTTATGAATTTCACCCCGGCAGACCAGCCACCACGGCAAATCACTCTGTACCTGCAGCTGACGGTCGGCTTCACTCAGCCAGGGCAAGCCACCGGGATGGCTGTGGACCAGCGCCACCACCTCGCCCTGTATTTGTGCCCGCAGCCAGTCTTCCGGTACCATCCGGAAACACGCCTCCGGAGTACCGGAGATATTCACGCAGGGAAGATACCTTTCCCCCTCCGGCGTTCTCACCACGAAGCCGCACGACTCCGCTGGCGCACATCGCCGGGCGTGCGCCAGAATCACTGATTCAGTCTCTGTCATGGATTTACTGCGAAAGTTTATTGATGGAAAGGAAACCGCCAAAGTTACCGACGTTATGACGTGACTTACAGCCACTCAGGCATTTACTGCATTTATCCTTCGTGATATCAGACGTCGGCTCGTCATATTCATCCGCGACAGCCGGACCGTGATAACCGCACTCATCACCGCGATAGGTCCAGGTACAGGTGTTGGCCAGCATGGTACGTCCCGGGAAAACCGCACCGTCTGTCTCCGCTGGCGAGGCCAGAACAAACGTTGCCGTCACCGCCGTCAGATCGCTGCACTGTTCAATACGCCAGTAACTGATCACCTCCTGTTCCGGATCGGCTTCACTGTTTCCATTGGTAAAATTCACCGCATCCAGAAAACGGGCGTAAACCTTACGCCGGATCACCGTTCCGCCAGCCAGACTCTGTAAATCCTCCACCATCCCGGTAACCATCCCGTACAGGTTGGACACCGTCAGGGTGGGGCGGGCGCTGCTTCCCTTGCCTTTCATTTCAAACCCTGCTCCCTGAACAGGATACACCTCATATTTCCGGCCCTGCCAGGTGACGGCCTCCCCCTTCTCGTTAGGCTCATTACTGAAAAAATAACGCTCCCCGCCAATCTCTGTCAGATCAATTTCCCAGAGTACCAGGCTGGCAGACTGCTCCGTACGGGTACATTCATTCAGTGTTTCCTGCCGGATATCCTGCATCCGTCCTCCTCATACCACGACCTGTTCAAAATTTGCGGTTACCGTGACCCACAGCGCCCCCACACTGGACGACCATTTACGGCAGACCACCCGGACAGGTGTCCAGCCATAAGGCGGTGTCCACTGAAACGCCCTGACCCCACCGTGCCGGGCCAGAAACGCTTCCAGCGCCTGATGCTCCCCTTTACGGACACGGATCGTGACACTGTACGTTGGCAACAGAGGATTCAGTCCCGCCGGACGACGCTGTTCATAACCATCACCCAGTTTAACTGTCACCACTTTGGGCTCTGAATCCACCTTCATATCCGGACGGACTTTCCAGCTAAATATCTCCATCACCGGTATACTCCGCTTAACTGCCCGCCATCACGGGACTGTTGTTGCATAAAATCTTCTGCAGCCCTTTTCCCCAGGTTGTAAACCGCCTGCATGACTTCCGGCCCAATCTGTCCGTTCTGGCCATCATTATTGATCTCGATGTTGTACTGCGGCGCAAACATCACCATCCCCGAACCACAGGTCGCTGCCACAACACCCAGCTTACCGTCAGCCCCCCTGCGCAAGGGCAGGATAGCCTCAGGCCCCGCTTCACCCATCACCCCCGCGCCTTTTGCAAAAGCAAAAAACGTCGGACGGTTAACCACCGTGCCACTGTAGCGACTCAAATCAGCAGACTGATAAACACCACCTTCTGCATTGGTTTTCACATCACCGAAATCAAACCCCATCACACTGCCAATCCCTTTGACAGCCTTCATCATGGTTGCCTGCGCCAGAATTTTTGCCATATCTGACAGCACAGATGAGGTGAAAGATTTGAAATTGAGTTTGCCGGTGGTAACAAAAGTTGCCAGACCATTTCCCATACTACTGAAAGCAGACATAAACATCTGTTCTGCAGTCCCGGCAGCATTATCCGCGTCGGCAGTAAAATTCATGAACGCGCGTTTTGTACCGTTTCTCCACTCCCCCTGCGCAGCATCCATCTGTTGCCAGTAGCGGCGATTCTCATTCAGTTTCCGGTTCAGACTGTCTGTCAGCGTCTGTTCAGCCTTCCGGTATGCGTCAGAACCATACGAGCCTTTCTGCTTACTGTCCCGTTCAAGTTGCTCCAGCTGTTGCTGGTACTGCTGTCGTAGACGCAACTGCGACTGGTACCGCTGCCGTTGCTGATCGCCCATTCCTGCCATGGCAACGTCCAGATCGTGTTGCTGACGCTGTGCGCGCTCTTCCTCAGCCAGTTGACTGGTCAGCTGAATGGTCTTTTTCTTCAGGTCATTGAGGGCAGTCTGCTTCTGCAGCTCCTGCTGTTTTGCATCCAGCAGCGTCAGTGCCTGAATCAGCTCATCCTTGTGAGCCAGTACACTTTTTTCATCTGCTGTCAGTTTTTTACCGGCTAAATCGCTGATACGCTGCTGAAGGGCCAGAAGCTGTTTATGCGCTTCTGTCATCCTTTCAGTAGCCATGCCCGCTGACTGTCTGGCGGCGGCAATCTGTCCCTCCACCTGCGCCTGTTGCTGGCTGTACTGCAGTAATAGCCGGGTGGCCTCATCATTACGGGTGGCAGGCGTTTTTTTCTTAATGGCTTTTTCGTAACGTTCATTTTCACGCTGTATCGCTGCGTCCCTGACCGCCTGATCGGCGTACTGCATGGCATTAATACGCGCAATTTCACGCTGATGTCGTGCTGCTTCCGTTTCGTTCATCCGGTTCAGCGCGGCATTTTCAGCATTCCGGCGTTTCTGCTGCTCCTGATAATTTCGCTCAGCCTGCTCTTTTGCATCCTGCAAATCCTGCTGGCGTTTTCGCTCTTGCAGCGCATCCAGTTGTTGCTGATCGTATTCCCCCGTGGTGGACGCCTTAGTCCACGGAAATTTCTTCGCCCGCTGAATTTTTTCCTGCAGCGACGCAATCTGCGCATCAAGGGAATCTTCCCGACCAATGTTCATGGCCGCATCCCAGAACTGCTTCCACCAGTCAGACAAGGTTTGCAGCGTACTGCCCAGCGCATTGAGGTTATTATCAATATCCGACGTACGTTTACCGGTTTCCTCTGCCAGTGCAGACATGGCTATCCGGGCTGCGTCACTGGTGCGCCCCTGCTCTCCGAGCACACGGATCTGTTCAAGCTGGGTGGCTGTCAGAAAATGCAGTTCATCATCCAGCGCCTTCGCAGCACTGACCGGATCATCCTTCAGCCGTTTAAACTGACTGATGGTGTCACTGACAGACTGCCCTACCGAGCGTTCCATCTGTGCGGCAGCTTTCGCCACCATACCAATATCGTTACCGTGAAATGCACCGCTCCCCACTACCTGCGCCAGTGACCCCGCCATGGCATGTTGCGTGATGCCATTACCGGAAAGATTTTTACTGAGCGCCCACAACTGCCCGGCTGTCACACCGGCATAGTGTCCGGTGAGCTCAAGCTGCCGGTTAAAGGCTTCGCCTTCTTCCTGCCCCTCCATCCAGGCTTTACCCAGACCAATAACCGCAGCAGTGATCCCTCCGATAACTCCCCCCACCGCCAGGCCTTTCGGAGTCATTAATTTATCAATCCAGCCGGCACGGTTAGCCAGGGTGATCCCGGAGCCACGAAGCGCACCGAAATTACCACGCGCCAGTTCACCAATCATGACCCCCAGCTCCCGACGGGCTGCCGCACTTTTCAGTCCCAGCGAATGTGTGGTGTTTCCGGCTTTCTCCATTTTACGGATGTACACCTCCGCGGCACTGCTGCACCCAAGTTGTGCCGCCTTTGCCCGAAGCAGTTCCGTCGTGGTCATTTTCTGGCGACTTGTCTGTTCTTTCAGCTGACGAATAAATGCGGTTTTCTGGCGGGTGGCCGTTTCCTCTGCCTGTGTCAGAACGCGGGTTTTCGCTGTCACCTCAGAAATCAGGGCCAGATAATCCTGCTGAGCAATCCCGCCACTGTTTCTGGCCTGTCGGATCTGCTGCTGAATACGCTGTAACTCCTGCAGCCCCGCACTGGCCTGTTTTACGCTGTCGATCTGACGATAAAATGCGGCAGCCATCTTATCCTGCGCCGCAGCCAGCGCAGCCGCCTGAACCTGCTCCTCCCGCATCTGACGACTCAGGGCCTCCATCCGCAGGCGCGCCCTTTCCACATCTTCCGCCAGCGAAACATGCCCCTGCGCATGCTTCACCACGGCCTGAGTCTGTATCACCGTCGCGCTGGCAGCCTGTTTCTGACTTTCCTCAAACCGTTTCATACGGGCTTCGGCCCGCTCCGCCTCCCTTGCTGTACCATTCAGCAGATTTTTTACACGCGGAAGCTGCTCTTTAAAATCGGCGGTATCAATGCTTAAATCAATGACAAGGTCAGCAATCTGGTCCAAATCTCATTCCTCCCGATATACCTTCCCCCAGATGCATCAGCTCTTCATCCGTGCGTTCAGGGATCACCCTGTCATCCGTAACCAGACTGAAATCATCCGCCGGAATACGTTCACCGGACACCATCTGAACCATCAGCGACTTCAGTGTGGAAATCTGTGCATCCAGCCAGATATCCCCGAAACTCTGCTTCCGGAAGAAATCCCCCCATTCGCCCAGTTCTGACGCTGACATTTCTGATAACATCCGCCGCCAGTCTGCCCGCCGGAACTCCCGGGCAAGCTGCATCACAAACTGCATCTCCCGCGTCAGGACTTTTCCGGTGTCAGGGGAACCTGTTCACCGTTCTGAACATCACCGGTGGAGACCGGCATACCACTCAGGGATAAAACCAGACTGCCCCCGTCGCCAAGCGCGTCATAAGACCAGGTGTTTTTTACATCCTCATTCAGCGCATCCACATCCTGTGACGGGTCCGTATTCCACATTGACCGGGAAACCAGCCAGGCATTGATATCCATCCCCATACGCAGAAATTCAATCTGACGATCAGCCACCGGCATGGCATCATCCAGGGCGTCAAACTCAGCTGTCCGTTTCTGGACAAACGCCAGATACTCCACCCGCTGAAGTCCGGATAATTCCGTCAGTACCACAGACTGATTACCGTAGTTAAATGTGTCCTGTTTCAGAAACATGTCCCCTCCGTAAACAAAAAACCCCGGCATACCGGGGTAAAAAACAGACTGCCAGGTTAATCACCATTAACGGTAATACCGGCCACAGCAACCTGCGCACCACCCGCAGTCATCCCCACAATCGAGGTGCTGCCCGCTTTCACACCTTTCACCGTGGCCACCATGCCACTCAGCGTAACCGTGGCGATATCAGGAGATGATGACGCCACACTCACCGTTTTATCAGAAGCATCTTCCGGTACTGTGCTGAATGTCAGCGTCGTCGTTGCCCCCACCCTGACACTGGCAGATGCCGGTGCCACCGTCAGACCGGTCACGCTAACAAGCCCGGTGCCTTCCTCTGCCAGATACGGACGTCCCACACCGCTGATTTTCACAGTGCGGGTCATCACCTCTTTAGAGGTAACAGTTTTCCCCAGCGAGCTCAGCCAGCCACGGAAAACATCAACAGTGCCGTTGGGATATTTGATACGAAACGCACAGACTTCACCAGAGTCGAACAACTGAACCAGTTTTTTCTGCCCGCTGTCACCCGGACGCCAGGCCAGCGTCGCCGAAGTATCACCGACGGATTTTTGCCCCTGGGTTGTCGTTTTCCAGTCAGCATTTTCATCATCAAGATAATCGTCATCTTCCGCATCTGCAGTCATTTCGCCCGGCTGTAAATCCTTCACCATCGCAAGACGCAGCCAGTCAGTATCTGACAACGGAGCCGCAAAGGCGTCCCCTTTGCCGGTATACATCCAGAACGTCGTCCCCGCGCCCTTCGTTTTTTCCAGTGGATTCGGTGTTGGCATTACCATCTCCTTGTTCAATTTGTATATGTGATCTGATACGTGATTTCCGCCATCGCCCAGGTGGCCATATCGTTATCACGCTGATAGTTAAATCCCTGCGGGATCATGGTATCGATAAGATCTGAAAGTGCCGGAATATCTGTCAGAGCCGGGTAAATAATGTCATCCATCCACGTATCCAGTTCTGTATCCGGTGCCTGCGCCCGGATAAAGACCGCGACATGCAGAACCGCCTGCCAGTCAGCCTCATCCACCATTTTTCCGGTGTACTGCGCATCGCTCAGCCATACCGCCACGGCGGGCAGTTCCTGCGCATCAATAAAAGCAGGAAGTCCATCGAACAGGACGGTATTCTCCCTGCACGTCGCTTTCAGGCACGACAATACGGCCTGACGAATTTGTGTGTGTCGGTTCATCGGGTCAGATATAACCTCAGTTGTTGTTTCAGGGCATACCCCAGCTGTTTCGGCATCTCGTTACCAATGATGTCACGACGGGCATTCTCAAAGGCCTGTGTCAGCGGTCCGGACAACGGGATTTTCACCACATCAATGGGGTAACGATTTTTGCCGTCAATACGCCGCATCACATGCCAGCGACCGTTCGCCAGTTGCTGAACAAAGGCATTCCGGAAAAGATATTTACCCACTTTCAGCACACTGCCACGGTAATGTAACCTGCCACCACGCCGGGTCATTCTGACCTGTGCAGCCCCCAGTTTTATGGCGGGCAGGTTGCCGCGATTTACGCGAATACGGGCATACATTTTTCCGTCCGGGCTGGCTTTAAGTACCCTGACACGCTCACGCACCAGTTTCAGGGGGATCCCCTTCACCTGGTTATCTCCCGCAACGGTATTTCCGGCGACCTGCCGGGTGGCAACCGAGACCGCTTTCGCGGCCACACGGTTTATCGCCCATGCGCTGGCCTGTGGTACCATACGGGTATCAAGGCTGTTCAGATTACGGATGGCATTTTCAAGCCCCTTCATCCCACACCTCTTTACTCAATAAAGATCATTGGCTTACCGTTAAAGCGTTCATGCCGTGTGACCGTCCATTGTTGTCCGTCATAAACAACGCGGTCCCCGCGCCGTGGGCGGTATCCCGGAGAAAACACCACCAGGGAAAACGCCGGTCCGGAAAGCGCGTTCAGCTCTGCCAGTGTTTCTCCCGGGATCACCGTCATATCGACATCATTAATCGAAGCCATCTTTCCCATTCTTCTGATCGTGACCGCATCCATACGCGCAGCCAGCCGGGAAAAAGGATCAGACATTGAGTTTTACCGGCACGTCTTCTGCGCTGGTTCCGGCATCCGCCCAGGTAACCCCGACAAGCGGATCGGAACCACTGTTCGTCAGCTGAACTTTTCCGGATTTCAGATAAACCTTCTTACCCGTTTTCATGTCATCCGTTTTCAGCTTCGGCAACATAAATACACCCTCAGCTATCCCGTCCCCCGTTTCGCCCTTTGCAATATCGGTCAGTGCCACTGCAAAAATATCTCCCACCTGCACCAGTTCACCACTGCTGATGTCTTTACCAGCAATGATCTCCACCGTTTTTCCTTCTTCCACAAAATTCTTTGCCATAACTGTCTCCATACAGCCCCTGCCCGGGGCTGATTTCAGGTACAAAAAAAGCCCTTACGGGCCATCAGGGTTGTTGTCTGCGACATTTACGCCGTACATTTCACCAGACCGCGGTGATCAACCGGTGCAACGCCGGCGTCAATACGCACTTTCGTTGTCACACCATCCACACTGAAGCCCTCCATCTGATCAATATATGGCGTATCCACCCCATTGAGATAAGCCACTTCAATTGTATCCGTACCTTTTGCCGCAGCCAGATAAAAGGTGGTCTGGCTGTTATCATCAAGGCGCGGCTCAGCAATAACGGTCGCAAAATCTTTCACCGGGTTAATAATGCCGGCATTAATATCTGCGCCTTTCACGCTGGCAGAACGAATCACCTGGTTAGCCACGGATTCCATCGCTGTCGGTACCAGTACGAACGCAGGACGAATATTCAGATGACGCTCCCCCTCTTTCTGAACGCGCATCAACTGGCGGGCTTTATCCAGCGATGCCACGTCCATTGCAGCGCTCTCCAGTACGTTTGCATGTTTCGCTTTATCGAACAGACTTACATTATCTGTGGAGATTTTCGGGTTAGACGTCAGAATGGCATAAACCAGATCGGCAATAGTGGATTTCGCCGCACGGCCCAGTTTCATCGGGACATCGGTCAGCATATTCAGATCATCATTGATAATGGCCTGACGGGTGATACTGAACAGTTCACCATAGGTCGCCAGTGCAATCGTGGCCTGTTTATCTCCGGTGGTGACGTACTTATATTCAGCCCCTTCACGCACCTGACGCAGAGAACTGAAGCCCCCCATTCCCACACGATGAGCAATTTTAAAATCAGACAGCTGACCTTTCCGGGTCCACTGCTCGTAAGTCTCAGGGGCTTCTTCCCAGCCCTGCAGAATGGCTTTGTTCGCAACATCCAGCAGAATATTACCGAAGTCAGACGAGCTGTGTGTGAATGCCGCACCAACCATCTGCATGGGGTTATAACCGGAAACCCCGATACCCCGTTCAGTCAGCGACATACGGGCATATTCGCGCAGGGTCATCCCGTTGTAGACGTTATCCTGTTCACGCTCAGCAAATCCGGCACGCGCCATCAGCGCCTGGCGGATCCCGTCCCCCACAAAATTACCGTTACCGGCATAAATATGGGCCGGGGTATTTTTATTTGATGGTGAGAATTCCTTACCCATTTCGTTCAGTAACTTCTCACGGGCCTGCTCAAGCGAGCACTCCGGATCGGAAAGACAACTGGCCTGCAATGTCTGATAACGCCCACCAAACATACCGAACAGCTCATTAATACCACTCACGCGTGCTTTTTGCTCAGCCAGCACCTGTGCACGGATGCTGTTTTCATCTGCGGAAGATGCAGTTGCAGTGGGCGCAGCGCTGTTCGTCGTTGCGGCAACCTGAGTCGTAACCTGCGCCTGTGTCTGAGATACTGCATTTGGGTTTTCAGGTTCACGCGTTGCGCTGTTGCGTGGCGGAATAATCATATTTCGGATGGATTCCGGCATTTTTTTAAATTCCTCTGTACGTTTTGACTGAATACATGCCATTGCCTTAACTTCCGGTGTCACCTGGTCAGCAAATCCGTGTGCCAGACATTCGGCACCGGACATCCAGGTTTCATCCGCCAGCATGGCAGCAATTTCATCGGTTGTTTTCCCGGTTTTCTGCGCATAAGCAGGCAACAGGACCGACTCAACTTTATCAAGCAGGTCGGCATAATCACGCATGTCATCCGCATCGCCACCACTCACTCCCCATGGTTTATGGATCATCATGAATGCGTTTTCCGGCATGATGACGGGATCACCCACCATTGCAATGACCGATGCCATGGATGCAGCGACACCATCCACATAAACAGTGATGGACGCCCCATGATTTTTCAGCGCATTAAAAATGGCGATGCCTTCAAAGACATCGCCACCCGGTGAATTGATATGGAGATTAATGTGGGTGATATTACCCAGCGCATTCAGATCACTGACAAACTGCTTCGCCGTAACTCCCCAGAAACCAATCTCGTCATAGATATAAATATCTGCGTCACTTTTATTACCCGCCTTCATCCTGAACCAGGAATTATTCTTCAGGCTGGCCTTCGGTTCGCCGCGGAACCACGCGTTCTGTTTCAGCATTACCACCTCCTTTATCGCAGGCTGGATCGGTATCAAACACCAGCTCCAGCCTGCGGTTTTCATCAATTTCGGCCTTGCGCCGACGTTTGACATCATCCGGATTACGCCCACTGGCGCGCACCCAGTCTGATTCTGTCGCCGCACCACCACGGATCTGGATTTTCCAGGCTTCAGCCTCCTTGACAGGGTCGATCCACGGCATCACCGGACCAGAATATGTTGCGTTATATAACGTTTTCATATCGACATCCGGCGGGATTTTCAGCAACCCAGCGGCAACCACCATATTCAGCCATGCCCGGTACACCGGACGGGTTACAGCACCAATAAAACAGTCCTGCATGATCAGATAACCATCGGTGGACTCGACCAGTTCCTGTCGCTGGGCGCTGTAGGTACCGTTATAGTTACGTGCTGCACTGGAAAAACTCAGACGTGTGCCCGCCGCCACGGCCCGCAACTGACCATTACGAAAAGTTTCCAGGTTAGGGTTAGGCCGATCGGATTTGACCATGCCAATATCTTCCCCCTTGCGCAGATCGTCATAAATAATGCCGGGAGTGATATGCAGTTCCCGGTCATTATCTTTATTTGTCACAACGTCTTCATAATCCTGTCCGTCTCCTTTACGGATATACAGCCCCAGAGCCGCAGCAATACGCGCCGCTGTCAGTTCAGCATCTTCATATTCCTTAAGCGCACTGATCCGCATCAACACACCTGACAACATGGATGTACCACGCGTCTGATGCAGCCGGCGGGTAAACTTCAGATGCACCATATTTTCAGCGGCGATCTCTTTGGTATCACTCTGTCGGCCGGTAACCGGATAATTTTTATAAACCAGGTATTTTTTCGGCCTGCCCCACTCATCCAGAAAAACCCCCTGATTCATTCCCGCGGACTCATCACTGAGCATGGGCACAAAATCCGGCTCTATTGCCTCGAGCCAGAAAGGCACGCCGGCAGTCCAGACCAGCCCGGCACCTGCGCCTCTGACCATCTGGGCAAACACTTCACCATCACGTAACCAGGTACGCAGCAGCAGACGCTCGAGCATGGGGCGCGTATACTGCCCGGTCACATCCGGACTGACAGACCATTCCGACCACAAACGACGGATAATCATTGCCACTTCTGTGGCCATATCACCGTTTTTCAGTAATGGCTGGGGTTCAACAATGATCCCCTTTGCACCAATCACCCGCTCCTCAAGTTTGTCGAAAGCACCGATTACCAGGTCATGATTGATATCCAGAAAACGGGCCTGCTCCCGCAGGGAAACCGCCCCATACTTACTGAGCTGGTCAGCAGAACGGTTTTCCCGTCGGGCTTTGTGTGTGCGGGTGGGTTTTACGGCCTCATAAGCGCGAATTAACGCTCTTGAGCGCAATCTCGCCGCCTTCCAGCCTGGTGAAAAAACACCAATCACATCATCCAGAATTGCCATCAGAACCTCGCCAGTTTATACCCAGGATCCCCCCGCCGCCGCGCAGTCAGGGCAGCAAGCCGCCGCTCCCACTCCTGGCGGCCCTGTCGGATCTCGGACAAATTTTCCATGGTCATCTGCTGACCATTAAAGGTGACGGATTTACCGTCCAGCACAGCCATTTCCGCATCGATATAACGCTGGATCATGGCTTCAATATCATTCTGATTCATAACCATCCTCCGGATGTCACCCAGGGGTTATCCTCATCGGGTGCCATTTTTTTTCGTTTCTTCTTTCTGGCCGGGGGACGTTCCGGCTCCGGCAGAACAGGTGGCTCCGCGTTGTCACTGACACACTCCAGCCAGGTTTCCCGGCACGCCCACTCCGGCGCATCAGGCCACTGAATTTTCTCGTACCCATGCAGAATGACCAGCGCCTCGGCATACACCATCAGGTCAAAGGCTTCGTTCGCACCGCGCCCCGGCTTACTCCATTTCCCGTCACTGCTCCGCTCTTCATACGTCAATTCGTCGTAAAACCAGCTCCCCAGCCAGTCGGGAAAATGCACATAGCCAGGACCGGGAGAATCACGCCATAACGCGTTATTAACCCGGTCTTTCAGAGCGTCAGTCTGAAGAAGCCAGAGAGGCACATCACCCGCAGCCTGCGCCCGTCGGCCCGTTCGTCCGGTGTTATCAGGGAATGTACGGGTGATCAGTTTTGCGCGCCGGATGCTGTCGCCCTTAAACAGGTAAATACGTTTACCAAGGCCATCACGACGGCAACGACGCCAGAATTTATAGGCATTATCAGTGACCCCGTCTTCACCGCCGGAGTCCACCGCCATTGCCATCAGTCGCATTTGTTGAGAAGGATCGGAGGCCAGCAGCCAGCTTTTATGAAAAACATCCGTCAGCAGGACATCCCAGTCTTCCGGATAACCGGCAGGGTCAATACGCAGGCTTTCTCCATTATTGTCACAACGTAACGACTGCGTGATGTTGTAACGATCAACTATCCAGCGCTCGCCGCGACTACCATAGCCCGTTACCTGAACCACAAAACGGCGATGACGTCCCGCCTGTACATCCACCGTCGCCACAAGGAAATTAACGCCATCCGGCACACTGCGGGAAGGAACTGGCTCCGCCCGCTGCTCAAGCAGTTCACTTTTTCGTTGCTCCATGCTGGCGCGGGGAAGATAAGGTAATCCCCAGTCGGTATTGATAACCGTCTTGAGTGTTTCTTCGCTTCCGGTTGCCTCGTATTCCTGTTCGGCGGTCAACAACTTATAAATCAGTTGCGCCCAGGTCTGATAAGCGGCAGCGGGCCCCTCCATCCAAAAACTGGCGATACGGGAGCGGCGCGGTTCACCGGAAATGTTGCCGTTACAATCAATGTCCTGACCTTCACGCAACCAGACTCCTGCACTATTGAGCTCACGCTTTTTATCCGCAGTGATAACGCCGCTGCAGTGCGGGCAAAGTAGATACGCTGCCTCACTGGCTTTAAAGGGATCTGGTTCATCCCGATAGCCGGTCATGGTATCCATGGCTGGCTGAAAATATTCACCGCAGTGCGGACATGGCCAGTACCAGCGGCGGCGATCACCACGATTGTAAAGGGAAAGAATACCGGTCGTCGGTGGCGCTTCATGGGGCGACTTACGTCGCCATTTGCTGTCACAGATGTCACGTCCCGGCGAGCTCTCCACCAGAGTCATTCCGGCGGACATAAATGTGGTGGTACGTTTTGAGGCCAGGGAGAAACCATCACCCTCGCTGTCGATATTCTCCGGAAAACGGTCATAATCGGTTAAGGCGACAAACCGGTAATCCGACGATGACATAATGTTGACCGAGGGCCAACCAATTTTAAGGAACGAGCCATCCCTAAACGTCTTATCATGGACATTATTATCGTTACGACGTGGACTCATTCTTTTCTTTACCGCCGCACTACTTCTGAACGTTCTGTCGAGCCGCTTTTTAGAATGCTCGCGGGCCTTATCTTCGGTCATCTGCACGACGAGCATGTCCGAAGGATCGCAAACGATGGTATAGACAATCCATCCATCGATCAGACCGATGGTCTTCCCTGTCCGCGCAGGGCCAACAAAAATCACCGCATCGTATTCACGCGATGCCAGGCAGTTCATGGGCTCAATGATGTAGGGTGTCAGTTCAGGATCCCATGGTACCGAGTTACCAGCCCCTTTGGGAACACGCATGAATTTTTTAACAGCCTCCGAAATCGGCATACGACGTGGTGGGGAAAATCCTGCAGATATGTCCCTGCCAAGGTTTCGGGCTGATGAAAAACCCATTATTCCTCCTCGAGACTCTCTCCTTCCTCATCAGAAATTAATTCAGCAGCACAGGCCTCGTAGGATTTTTCCTGAAGGGTGTATCGCAGGTCATCAATGGCCTGCTGTACGACACCAACAGCCTGAGGAGTCAGGGCGCAATCGCGTTCCAGAATATCCGGAATGGTTTCCAGAACCTGAACGACAGCCTTTCTCATGGATGAATAGACGATGACCACTTCATCGACAGGGATGAGTTTTCGCTGTTCCTTTTCCAGCTTGATCCTTTCATTTTCAGACTGGTACCAGTCCTTTCTCTCTTTCGGCTCCATCCGGGATGGATCATGAACAGAGTCTACTGCCTCATGCTTCGGGCCAAACAGGGCAGGGCCGACATGCTGCAGGGCATAAACGGGGTTTCCTTTGACAGTTGCAGCCACAGGAGTGTTGGCTGCGAGGAGACGTTTTTTTACTGTGTCCCGATGAAGTCCAAAAGCCTCGGCGATTTTAAAAACACTCCAGTGATAAGCATCACCGATCCCAATCACATTTGACAT